GCGAGTCATTCGTTCTGGGGCGTTTAAAGATTGCGACGGTAAACAAGTGCCGTTGGTCTGGCAGCATCAGCACAATGGTGTCGAGAATGTTCTTGGACATGCTATCCTAGAGAATCGACCAGAGGGTGTTTACACCTATGCAGTGTTCAACAACACTGAGTCTGGTAAGATGGCAAAAGAAGCTGTCCAGAACGGCGACATTAAGCAACTATCAATTTATGCGAACAAGCTAAAGCAGAATGGCTCTAATGTAATGCATGGAGTTATTAGGGAAGTTAGCTTGGTTCTTGCTGGGGCAAATCCCGGCGCAATGATCGATACTGTTATTGCTCACAGCGATGACGGTTCAGAAGAAGCAGTAATCTATACAGATACTGATATCGAATTGTATCATGCAGCTACAAAAAAGGATGAAGATACAGATGAGACTGATCCTGAAGTAGTTGAAGATAATCAAAATGGAAGTGTTGACGAAAGGACACAAAACATGGATCCACAGAATGCACAGGCTCCACAGGGTCAGGCTCCAGTACAGGGCGACAAGACCATTCAGGACGTTATTGATGAGATGACTGACGAGCAGAAGGATGTATTGTATTATCTCGTAGGTATGGCCGCACAGCAGGGTGAGGCTACAGGCGAGGAAGATGTAGAGGATGAAGATATGAAGCACAATTTGTTCGATGCCGAGGGTGATTACCTCGCACACTCTGCTGAGGATATGGAAGAGGTACTGCGCGACGCAAAGCGTTATGGCTCCCTAAAGGAGTCCGCACTCCAGCATGGTATGGAGGACATCACTCTTGGCGACGCTCTTCAGCACAGCATTACTGATGTTGGTTTCCTGTTCCCAGATGCTAAGACCATCGGCGCAGAGCCAGAGTTTATTTCCCGCAAGATGGATTGGGTCGAGGATGTTATGAACGGCGTTTCTCGTACTCCTTTCTCCCGCGTTAAGTCTATCTTTGCAAACATCACCGAGGATGAGGCAAGGGCTAAGGGTTACATTACTGGTAAGGAGAAGAAGGAAGAGGTATTCAAGCTTCTGAAGCGTACCACTGATCCACAGACCATCTATAAGAAGCAGAAGATGGACCGTGACAACATGGTCGATATCACTTCTTTCGACGTTGTTGCTTGGCTCAAGAAGGAAATGCGCATGATGCTCGATGAGGAGCTTGCTGGCGCTATTCTTTGCGGTGACGGTCGTACTTCAACCGATGACGATCACATCTCTCACGATCACATCCGCCCAATTTGGCAGGACCAGAATCTCTACACTACTAACGTTGCTGTAGCAGTCAAGTCTGCTGAGAAGGATGACGAGAACAAGGTATACGGTAAGATGATCAAGGCAATCATCAAGGCTCGTAAGAATTATCGCGGTTCTGGTAACCCAGTATTCTACACCACCGAGGATGTTCTCACCGGCATGCTTCTTATCACTGATTCTACTGGTCGTGACATTTACGAGTCTCCTGAGAAGCTTGCTCAGAAGCTGCGCGTTTCTAAGATTGTTACCGTTCCTGTTCTTGAGAACAAGACTCGTGTCGGTTCCGATTCTAAGCGCTATCAGCTTCAGGGTATCATTGTAAATCTTAAGGACTACAATGTTGGTGCTGACAATGGCGGCGCTGTAACTCTGTTTGACGACTTCGACATTGACTACAATGCTCAGAAGTACCTCATCGAGACTCGTTGCTCTGGTGCTCTTGTTAAGCCATACTCCGCTATCTCTGTTGAGATGACGCTCGAGGCTTAGTATTTCTATGGATGAGTTCTCTTATCTATAGAAGATAGGAGAAATTCAAAATGGGAAAGTTTTATGGGAATATTGGTTTTGCAACAACAGAAGAAACCAGTCCAGGTATTTATGAAGAAGTAATTTCTGAAATACGCTACAGGGGCGATCTTCAAAAGATCTATAGACGATCCGATGGAGGCGCTCCTGTAGATAATATTACTCTTCAAAATCAAATCAGCATTATTGCCGATGCATTTATTAATGATAATTTCATGAACATTCGTTATGTCGAGTATGCTGGTTGTAAATGGAAGATCACTTCTGTTACTGTTGAGCCGCCAAGAATGATTTTGTCGATTGGAGGTAGGTACAATGCAAACTCTTACGGACAATAGACTCGACTTCCATCAAAAGTTGGAATTTGTTTGGGATGAGACATTCCTAACAGGAAAAACCTACTTTCAACCACCGTCAAACATAAAACTAGAGTATCCATGTATGGTTTATGAGCCTAGCGGTATTGAAAATCGCAATGCGGATAATGGGCCATACAGACGTAATTTCAGATATTCGGTTAAAGTGATCAGTAAGTCTCCTTTACACCCAGTAATCGATAGACTTCTAGATTTTAAGTATGCTACTTATGATCGTCACTATGTTGCCGATGGTCTGAATCATGACGTATTTACTATTTACAATTAGATTGGACATTATAGATGGGTAAACAAATTAGTTGGGACGAGACTGGTTCTCGTTGGTTTGAGAATGGCTGTGATCGCGGCGTTCTCTATGTTCAGGGTGATACCGGCAATTATCCTAAGGGTGTTGCTTGGAACGGTCTGACTAAGGTTACCGAGGCTCCTGAGGGTGCTGCTGCAAATAACCTTTATGCGGACAATATTAAGTATGCTTCTCTTCGTTCTGCTGAGTCTTTCAAGGCAACTATTGAGGCTTATACTTATCCCGATGAGTTTGGCGAGTGCGATGGCTCTGTTGAGGTAGCAAAGGGCATCAAGGCCGGTCAGCAGACTCGTAAGGCATTTGGTTTCTCTTATCGTACTAATATTGGTAACGATACTGGTACAACTTCCGACGATGGTTACTACATTCACCTTGTTTATGGCGCTACAGCAGCTCCATCTTCTCGTAACTACGAGACTGTTAACAATTCTCCATCAGCAATTACTTTCTCTTGGAGTGTTGAGACCACACCAGTTAACGTTAAGGGCATTAAGCCAACCTCAACTCTGACTATCGATTCTCGTAAGGTCAGCAAAGAGAATCTCAAGAAGATCGAGGATAAGCTCTATGGTACTGAGACCACAGATCCTATTCTTCCACTTCCTGACGAGATTGTTACTCTTGTCGGCGGTACACCAGGTACGACACTTCACGGTTAAGATAAACTATTAAATTGATAAGGAGTTAACTCATGTACAAGAAGACTATTGAGTGCACTGACTTTGATGGCAATAAGATTAAGGACGATTACTATTTCAACTTCACAAAAGCTGAGATTCTGGAGTTTGATAACTCTGAGATCGGCGGAATGGAGCAGTATATCGAGCGTATCCAGAAAGAGAAAGACAACACTAAGCTGTTCAAGCTCTTCAAGGATCTTATTCTTAAGGCTTACGGCGAGAAGTCTCAGGACGGTCGTAGGTTCATCAAGTCTGAAGAAAAAGCAATCGAGTTCTCTCAGACTGAGGCATACTCGGAGCTTGTTATGGAACTAGTTTCTGATGCAGACGCGGCGGCCGAGTTCGTCAATAGCGTATGTGCTAGCGTACTTAAGGATCAGAAGCTTAATCCTGTATCTAGGTAAGGAGGGATGTTAGAGAGTGCTTCAAATAACTATTCCAGAAGTCGAATTATACGACGAAGAAAGAGCCGAGTTCTCGTTTAAAAAAGAGATAGTATTATCACTGGAGCACTCTCTCATCTCTATTTCAAAATGGGAGTCAAAGTGGCATAAACCATTCTTAACTTCCGAAAAAACCGAAGATGAGATATTAGATTACATCATTTGTATGTCTGTTGGTAAGAGAATTACTCCAGCAGATCTAGAAGGAATAACTAAAGAAGATCTTGAGGCCATAAATAATTATATTGACGATCCAATGACTGCTACAACATTTTCATCCGGATCTACATCTGGTCAAACAAAGTTTGTTACATCGGAGTTGGTATATTATTGGATGGCTAAAGCTAGTATTCCTTTTGAGTGTGAAAAGTGGCATTTTAATAGGCTTATGACATTGATTAGAGTTTGTATGGAAGAGGACAACACTAAGAAAGAGATGTCGCCTGACGAAATAATGCGACAAAATCGAGAATTAAACGAAAGGCGTCGAAGGGAGATGCACACTAATGGATAATACAACTGAGTTTGATATTGCTATTAGTAATATTGAAGATAATCACGAGGGCGCTCCAGACGATTACAAACCCGAGGAAGACGGTCCTAAAGATTTAGGAGATAAGTAATGGGTTTTACAGTTTCAGAATTTATCCAATGCCATGGCTCCAACATGGATTGGGGTCGAGGTGGAAAAAGCGTAAGCTATATTGCCGTTCACTACACCGGCACTAATGCTTCTGGTCATAACAATCTTGTTTATTTTTCTGGTCCAAACCGAAATGCTTCAGCACATTATTTTGTTGATACAGACGGTACGATTTCTCAGAGTGTATCCGAGCGAGACACTGCTTGGGCTGTTGGTAACTACGATCGCAATCAGAGGTCAATCTCTATTGAGTGTGTCTCTGATGGCTCTGCTCCTTTTACGGCTGCTCAGATTGCATCGCTTCGAGCAATTGTAACTGATCTGATGTATCGATACGGAATTACTGCTGATCGAGTTATTCGCCACTACGATGTAACTGGCAAGCATTGCCCAGCACAGTATGTTGATGAGTCAGCTTGGGCTGCATTGAAGAACCAGATCACTTCAACATATGTTGGAGAGCCAAAGTGGGTACACAGTCCAAACGGTTGGTGGTATCAGCGTAGCGATGGTTCATATCCTGCAAATGAGTGGATGTGGGTCACTGATGCTTGGTATTGGTTCAACGGTCAAGGATACATGGAGACCGGTTGGCATTGGATTAATGGAAAGTGCTATTATCTTTCTGAGTCTGATGACACAATCGGTAAGATGGTAAGCGGAATGCAATCCATTAATGGCGCTAAGTATTTCTTTGCCCCCACCGGTGAGTTGCAGTTTGGCTGGATCAAGTACGACGGTCATTGGTACGTTACGGATGATAAATGGGGTATTATTCAAACGAGTCAGTGGTACTTCAAGGATAATACTTGGTATTGGCTTGATGGTGATGGTCATATGGTTACCGGTCATCAGACTATTGACAGAAAGCAATACCTATTTGACGACTCTGGTGCAATGCAGACTGGCATTCGAGAGGTAGAAGGCGATACATATTTGTTTAGTGAGTCTGGTCCAATGGTAACAGATACGCTTTACATCAATCCTGATACAAAGAAGCTCTCGGCATTTGATCATGATGGTCGAATGATTAAGAACCATGTTCTTTCTGTCAACATCGATGAGAACGGAACTGTCACAGGCATCAAGAGTATTGATTAATTCAAAATGGGGGTGAAGCATGATAAGCTTTAAAGAATCTGGAGATTTTAAGAATCTAGAGAAGCTTTTATCTTTTTCTAAAAGAGCAAACATAGAAGCAATTCTTAATAAGTACGGTCAGATTGGAGTAGAAGCCTTATCTGCTGCAACCCCCTCTCGTTCTGGCAAAACAGCAAGCAGCTGGAACTACAAAGTAACAAGAAGTAAAGGAAATTTACAAATAGATTGGTATAACACAAATACTAATAAAGGTGAAAACATAGCGATTCTTATTCAGTACGGTCATGGCACTGGGACTGGCGGTTATGTACATGGCATTGATTATGTTAACCCAGCTATGAAACCGATATTTGATCAATTATCTAGAGATTTATGGATGGAGGTTAATGCTTAATGGCCGAAACTGTCGATAATAAAGTTGTACGTGTACAATTTGATAACCAACAATTTGAGCGAGGGGTCAGGCAAACAACCTCATCTCTTCAAAATCTTAAACAGTCTCTTAAGATGGAAGATTCTAGTAAATCCATCGAAAAAGTAACATCAGCTCTTAAGAATATCAACCTCGATGGTTTGAATAGTGCTCTAGACTCGATCAAGAATCGTTTTAGTGTAACCGGAATGGTTGCTCTTAATATTTTGTCTAGTATTGCAAGTCGAGCAGTGTTTGCAGGACAGCAATTAGTATCATCTTTCACGATGACCCCATTGATTGATGGTCTTAGAGAGTACGAGCTTCAGCTACAATCTCTTCAGACAATCTATGCAAATGTTTCTCCTAAAGGATATTCTCTCGATGATGTAAATGCGTCTTTGGATGAGTTGAATACTTATGCTGATAAGACGATTTATAAATTCGGCGAGATGACAAGAAACATTGGTACCTTTACTGCCGCTGGCGTTGACCTTAAAGAAGCAACAAAGTCTATTCAGGGTCTTTCTAACCTTTCAGCTATGACCGGTGCTACCGCTGAGCAATCAGCAAGAGGTTTGTATCAGGTTTCTCAGGCATTGTCTACTGGCTTCTTTCGTCAGATTGACTGGATGTCAATGGATAATGCTAACATGTCCAATGCCCAGTTTAAAGACATGCTTGTTCAGATTGCGGATAAGCGAAACAATAACGCTGCTACGAACGCAATCAAGAGTAAGGGAAGCTTTAGGGACTCTCTTGAAAAACAATGGCTTACCAAAGATGTTTTCTTGGAGGCATCCAATATTCTTGGTGAGGTTGTTGATAGTGAAGAAGCCTATCAGAACCTGATGAAGAAGATTATTGATAGCGGATACACTGAAGCCCAAGCTAAGCAATTTGCTAACATGGCAAAGATGGCTTATGAGTCTGCTACCAAGATTAAATCATTTACTCAGCTTGTCGATACGCTTAAAGAATCTTTGGGTACTGGCTGGGCTGATATTTGGCGAACTGTAATTGGTGACCTATCTGAAGCAAAAGAGCTTTGGACTGGTGTTTACGAAAAGATTAACCCATTTATTGATGCTTCTTCTAAAGCACGTCTCGAACTTGCTAAAACATGGAAAGAGATGGGCGGCAGGACTGAGGTAATTAACGGCATTTCGAACTTCTTTGATAATTTTGTATCAATTGCAAAGGCCGTTCATCAAGCATGGGTTGACGTATTTCCTCCAATTACAGCCGAAACATTATACAATCTATCTGTAAGGTTCCGCGAACTAAGCGAGAATCTAAAACCAACAGAAGAAACTCTTAGTCGAATCGGAAGAATTGCTAAGGGTCTATTCTCAATCCTCGATATGGGACGAAAGACAATTGTTGGTGTCGCAAAAGCCTTCGCCGCTTTATTTCATATCGATCTTGGAGCTCCGCTTGAGCTTTTAGCCAAAATAGGAGACTTCTTTACAGATTTAAACTCTAAATATTCTACTTTAACTTTTGATGTTATTTCTGAGAAGATTAAAGACTGGAAGAATTCTATTAAAGATGGAATTGACAGTCTTGTTAATGGTATTAAAGACCTCTTTGGTAAGATAAGAGATAAAATTGAAGATGCTGCTGGATTTAAACCAGAATCTATTCTCGATGCAATCACAGCTGTATTCGTAACTGTCATAAAAGCGTTGCCAGGACTTATTACTAATTTCCGTGGCACGATAATGAACATATTTGGACTACTTGGAGATCTTAAAGACTGGATCAAAGACCATATTTCACTAGATGAAGTAATGTCTGGTATTTCTACAGCTGGTCTTGTTGTTATGGCTAAGTCTCTACTTGGAGTCGCCAAGACAATTAAGGAATTCTTCGATAATTTGCCGTTTGTTGGTACCGGCGGCAAAGGTAAAGGTGGAGATTCTGGATCCGGTGGTGGTCCTGGAGATATTATTGGTAATATTTCTAATTTGTTGAATGGCCTGACTGAGTCTGTCAAGAACATGACCAGTACGATCAAGATTAGTCAGCTTATTATCATTTCTACATCAGTATTGATGATCGCTAAAGCAATTGACATGCTTGCTAAGATCGATCAAGATAAACTGATGGGTAGCTTTGCTACAGTTACTGCAATCCTTGCTGTTCTTGGTAAAGTTATGTCGGTAATGTCTAAATTTGCTCATGAATTTACTCTTGGCAATAGCTTGTCTGTATCTATGGTGGTAATAGCGTTTACACATTCTGTTAACACGATTAGTAAAGCTATTAAACGCCTATCTGATCTTGATCAATCAAAGATGATGGGCAGTGCTACGACTTTAGCCATCCTTATGGGTGTTATGGTTAAAGTAATGAAGGGCTTGGCTGAAGTTAAGGGTCTGGATGCCGCTAAGGTATCTCTTGCTCTAATTGCTATGAGCCACGCAATTAATATTATTTCTAAGACAGTCAAAACATTTAGTGCCCTTGATCCAAAAGACTTAACAAAGGGCGTAATTGGTGTAACCGCAATGCTAACAGCTCTTGGTATTGCAATGCGAATTATTGATGAGACTAAGATTAGTGTTGGCACATCTGTTGCATTGCTCGCTATGGCCGCGGCTGTTAAGGTACTTCAAAATAGTGTCATTTCCTTTAGTGAAATGGAACCAGCAAAACTAATACAAGGAATTCTTGGTATTGCAGGAGCATTGGGTGTATTAGTACTTGCTCTTAGAGCTATGCCAACTGAAAAAGTGTCAGTATTTAATTCACTGTCGATGCTTATTCTCGCATTTACATCCGATATTGTTGCTAATGCTATTGTTAAGTTATCGCAGATTGATTGGCAAGCGGGCACAAATGGTCTAGCAATGCTAGCAATCATGCTTACTGAGATGGTGCTAGTTACAAAAGCTATGAGTGGTCTTGGCTCTGGTTTCCTTGGAAACATGGGAGCAGTAATTGCCATTACAGCATTGTCATTCGATCTTCTTGTCATTGCTGATGCAATTAAGAAGGTCTCTGAGATCAATGTTGATTCGGCTCTACCAGCACTTGGGGTTCTCGCTGGAGCAATGGTTATTCTTGGTGGAATTGTTACGGCTATGGGATATTTAAATCCTGGTGGCGCAATCCTTGCTGGCATTGCTCTGACAATCACAACAAATGCTCTTATTCCATTGGCTCAAGCATTTACAACATTGTCGAGTATTTCTTCTGATGGCGTTGAGAACGCACTTAGAGCATTGAGTACAAGTCTTGTGGTGCTTGCTGGAATTACAACATTCCTTGGCATGCTTCCAATGGGGGCTGGGTTACTTGGATCTATTGCACTTAGCTTCATTTCTTTAAGCCTTATTCCTATTTCTATAGCATTCCAAACATTATCAAATATCGCTGATAAAGATTTGGATAAGGGCATAAAGACAATCATTTCTACGATTGGAGTGCTTGCTGGTATTTCTTCATTTATCGGATTGCTGACTCCTTTATCAATGTTTGGCGCAATTACACTAACAATTCTTAGTGGTACACTCATTCCAATGTCGGCAGCGTTTAAAGAGATTAGTAGTATCCCACCAGATGATATGCTAACTGGTATTGCTAATATGCTCGTTGCGGTTGGATCTTTGGCTGCTATTTCTATTCCTTTAGCTCTTGTGGCTCCTATGCTTGGCATTAGTGGAGCAGCTCTATCTGTTGTTTCCGGCCCATTGGTAGGAATCGCTAGAGCATTAGCTGATTTTGCTGATGTTGGCAAGAAGGGCGAGCAAGGTGCAGAGAATATTAGGAAATCTCTTGAAGCTATTGCTGTCGGATCGCTGCTAAATACGCTTAGCGGCTTTGGTGCTGATGCTTTAGCAAAGGTCGCTCCAGTAATTGGAGACCTTGCTGACGGAGTGTCAAAATGGAGTAAAGTTAAGATTAATAGCTCTCTTGAGGATGGACTTAAAGCTCTTGGCAATGGTCTGTCATATTTGTCTTTTGATGACTGGGGAGCAGATGTAGTAAATAAAGTTCATGAAAATATTGGTGCCTTGGCTGATAGTGTTGCTAAGTGGTCAGATGTAGAATTGAATCCAAGTCTTGAGACTTCTTTGAGCGCTCTTGGTAGTGGTTTAGCCGGATTAAACTTCGATATGCTTGGTGCCGCATCTGTTGTCATTTCCGCTGACAGCATTGGTACACTTGCTGGGTCTATTGCTAAGTGGAACGGTGTTGAAATTCCAGATACCTTAGGTGTCGGACTCTCCGTACTGGCAGAGGGACTTAATTCGTTCGGTCTGCTCGACATATTTAGTTCGATGTCTGTTGAGAATATTACTGGACCACTGAGCGAGCTTCCTGATGCTATTAAGAAGTGGACAGCACTGGATCTAAACAAGGATGCACTAGACAATATTTCAACTGGTATGGCTAAGATTGCCGACGGCATTCGTAACTTCGCATTGACGGATTTCTTCTCGACTGGTGCTGCTGAGGCCACTGGTAATGCACTGACAGTTTTGGGTGAAGGTGTCAAACAATTCAGAACCGTTGTCGTTCCAAAGGATATTGAGAGCGATCTCAGAAGGCTTGCCGAAGGTGTTGGTGAATTCTGGAATAAGGGTTGGGGTGCTGATACACTCAGTTCTCTTGGTCCTACACTTACAGATTTGGCAGCTGGAATTAGGTCTTGGTCCGGCCTTCAGGTTCCCGACAATATTCAATATCAGCTTACATTAATTGCCAACGGCTTAGCTCAGTTCGACGAATTGGGTGGAGCTACAGCAGATAATATTAAACAATTGAGTTCTGCTACTGGCGAATTTGCTTGGGCATTGTCCACAATGAGCGGAGTTGATGGGGCATCCGTTGCTTCGTCTATTTCCGATCTTGTAAATGGTCTTGCTGAGGACCCAGAGAAAATGACCGCTATTTCTACGGCGTTCAGCGAGCAACTAACTGCTATGACTACAGCTATTACAGAGAAGTCTAGCGAGATTAGTTCCGCTATGGACTCAATGATTCAGCAGGTTACAGAAAACATTCAAAATGGGAGTGGATCGTTTACTGAAGCAGGAAACGGAATTGGTAGTGCGATAGCTGATGGCATTTCTGCCGGTGTCGCTGCTAAGAACGGCGATATTAGTGCTGCTATGTCGTCAGCCATGACCGAAGCATCTAGCACAGTATCTAGCGAATCTAGTAAAGTTTACGAATCTGTATACACAACTGGATCTGAGATTATTGGACAGCTTGCTAGTGGAATCGCATCTAATAACACAGCTGCAACTGAAGCAGTCTCTGGTATTATGAGTTCCATTGTAAGTGAACTTAATAGTCACGGTCAAGAAATCTATGATGCTGGTTGGTATCTTGCTGATGGTCTGGCAAATGGTATCAGAGCGAACCAGAATAAAGTCGTGAATGCTGCGGACGCAATTGCAAAGGCGGCAATGGAAGCCTCTAAGGCTAGATTACAAATCAAATCCCCATCAAGGGTAATGCACGAGCAAGGTATGTATGTCTCACTTGGTCTTGCAAATGGTATGCTTGCATTTAAGGATAAAGTTATTGCTGCATCATCTGATGTTGCATCCGATGCTGTATCCTCTATGGAAAGTAACCTTAGTGCACTTAATGGCAAATCATACAAGCCTAATATTTCTCCAGTCATTACTGGTAAGATGGATGGATTATTCGGTAGTCTTCGTCTTGGTACGTCTATGCGACTTAATGCTGAAGTAAATGCTATGTCTAAGGATGGATCTATGATTGTTAATTCAATTAATAACCTTAGGTCTGATATGGATAAGTACACTACAGCACTTATGGAAGCTGACACTTCAATTAATATTAATCAAACGAATCTATCGCCTAAGGCACTTGACCCTAGCGATGTATATCGAAATACAAAGAATGCTATGTCAATTGC